ACTTCGCTTCCGCGAACTGGTTCGGGTCTTGGCACTGGAACTTTTGGTTCCGCTGCTGGAGACTACGGCATGGATGTTCGTCATTCCTACGGGAAGACTCGCACCCGCCGTACAATCGGTATCACAAACAAGAAGTTCGCCGCGGACCCCCTCCGTCCCACTGACAACAAGCCAGTGAACGTGAGTGTCCGACTCGTTGTCGACCAGCCCCTTCAGGGGTACTCGTCGACCGAGATTACGGCAATCGTGGTCGGTTTTCTTGCCAACCTTTCGGCTGGTACGAACGCCAACATCACGAAGCTTCTTGGTGGTGAGAGTTGACGTTCAACAGCTCAGACCTTAGTCTGATTCTGTTGGCGTTTCTCGCCATTATCGCGAGTAGAGCTTATAGCCCTATCTCACGAGTCGTGAAGACTCGCCGAAAGGCGAGTTCTCCACGACACTGAGTACTTGCGGATGTCAAGCAGGGATAGCGAGCCCCTTGAAAGGAGCCACTATGAATAGCCTGACATCTCTCCACATTAAGATACTAGAGGAATCTGGTGTCTTGTGCGGCGTCGATACCAAGCGCGATGTGGAAACACTTCGCGCTCGAGTTGATCACGAGGGTTTATCGTTTCTGACGATAACCTTACCTTCCTTTTCCAAAGACCTCCAAAGGGCCTTAGATCAGGGTCAGGTAGATCTCTCACTCTTTCCAAACTTCTCTAAGAAGAGAAAGAGTGTGATCCCCGAATTTCTTCAGGGATTCATGGATCTCGTGTTCGATCCGTCGACCGGTACGATACGTCACGATTGGCTGGCAGATGAAAGCAAATCATCTGCCACTATCGATGCCATTCGCTGTTTATTCCAGATAACTGGGTTTGCAGCTAAGGTATTGCTACCATGCACTGAGAAGCGCACAAAGGCAGCTTTCGATAGATACGTGACGAACGAAGCACATGTCCGTGAGTTCGACAAACTCCGGGATCCTTCACTTATGAAGGAATTCGGGATTGCCGCCTCGTGGCTCTTTGACGATGTGTTCCTGCGAGTGTCTTCTGACATTCGTGTAGGGAACCTTCGTCCAAGCCATGGACCTGGATCCACTAATGACAAACTTTACGGGAACGCAAAGTGGTCAAATGGATCTTGGCCAGATCAGTTGGAGGCCGAATTCTCCTTTGGGGAGTACGGTTGCGTCAACTGGAGGGACTATTTAGAACGGTCCCAATCTGGCAGTGCTGTACCCGGTACACCTAATCCCGTAAAGGTGATTGGTGTGCCTAAAACGCTGAAAACCCC